GATAGGATAATACTATGGCATATTTTATGGGAAAAGGTGGATTTGTTTGGTGGCAAGGAGTTGTCGAAGACCGCCATGATCCGCTTTATCTTGGAAGATGTAAGATTAGAGTTTTGGGGTGGCATTCAGAAAACAAGAACGATCAACCAACTGCAGGATTACCGTGGGCGTATCCTGTCGCACCGATTACTTCAGCAAGTCAAACAGGGGTTGGTTCTACACCATTAGGTCCGGTTGAGGGCACATGGGTAATTGGTTTCTATCGTGATGGGGAAGATGGCCAAGAACCAATGTTTTTTGGAACAATTGGTGGTATTCCAGAATTAGATGCAAAAGGAATTAATAATGATGGAACTGCTATAGGTGGTCAAGGTTTTCTTGATCCAAGAATAGAAGGTGGAGATGTTGGCCATCCAATGTTTCCAGATGAGGGAGGAAAGAGAGATCTTTTCTATAATCCTCAAGCCGATTTGGTTCCCAGAGAACCAGCAACCATTATTCACAATGCAAATCCTGATCCTACTGAAGATGTACAAACTGTTAAAGTAGGTGAAACCCGTCACGGAGATATTATTCTTGAGAAAGAGAGTTCAGTAAAATCTTTGATTGGAACAACTGGTCCCAATACAACGACTCCCCCATTTACTGTTAAGGTTGTAGAACAATCACTTAGATCAACATATCCTGATACGGGTTTAGCAAATACAACAATATCATCAACTAGAAATTTAGATTATTTAAAAGAGCCCACTACAAATAGATTAGCAAGAGGTATTCGCGGGAATACTGATACGAGTGATCCAAGAGTTTCAGGTATTGTATTTGAAAAAATGGAAAACCGGAAAGCAGGACAAATGAATATTCCGACTGCTGATGGTAAATCTTGGTCTGAACCACCAAGTCCCTGGCAAGCAATCTATCCATATAATCACGTGCACCAAACTGAAAGTGGTCACGTTATTGAAATGGATGATACACCTAATAGGGAAAGATTACATTGGTATCATCGAACAGGTACTTTTACTGAAATTCATCCAGTAGGTATTAAGGTTGATAAAATAGTAAACAATTATTATAATATTATTTTGGGGGCAAAATATACACATATTGAAGCGGGTGATTATACGACTATTGATGGTTCGCAAGAAAATTATATTCTTGGTAATAAAGTGGACAAGGTTGATGGTGATTATTCAGTTGCAATAAAAAGAGGAAGATTTAATGTTAATAATACATTAGGGGCAATTAATTTAATAGCCGCGAAAATGACATTAAGAGCATCAGAGACACTTACTCTATCGGCCAATAATGTGATTATTGAAAAGAAATCATCCGCCTCATCTGAAACAACTACAGGTGACTCAAAGGTGACAGTAGGTGGAAAACTAACTTATCAAACTGGAGCATATAGTTTAAATGCTCAAGGTTCTATCGGTATGCAAACTGGTGGAGGAATGACACTCAATATTACTGATTCGATAAACGAATCTATATTTGGGGTGTTACCATCAATGACAATGGGTTATGCTAAAAAGACTTCTGCCACTTTAGGTAAGATTGGAATGGAATGTACTGATAATATAGTTTCAGGTGGAATTGAAATGAACTTAGGGCTCGCTGGGTTAGGTGCATCTATAGCAATAAAACCTATCGGTGATATAGAATTAAATTCTAATTTGGGAACGACTGGTATTACAGGTACTGCATTATTGGGAAATATAGAACTTTCTAGTGTGGTGGGAAGTGCTCAAATGAGTAGTCTATTATCGACACTTAAATTAGGTAGTGGGGGTGATGCCTCTATGCAAGGAATATTAGGTGAGGTAACGATTGCTTCTTCAGGTAAAGTAAAAGTTGCTGGAGTAATTGCTTCATTGAAAGAGATATTAGATGAATTAATAGATATTATAACAGAACATACACATCCAACTGGAACAGGACCTTCTGGGCCACCAATGCCCCCGGCTACTGTTAAGTTGGCATTACTTAAATCATTGAAAATTGGTGGGAGTCTTGATTAATGGCATTAGTTAAAGCAACATTGTTTAGTGAATTAATGGGAACGTTTGCAACTCATAGTCCTGATCCCATGAAGCCCGGAAAAGATATCGCAAAATCATTTGCTAATTATTTAAAAATGGGACAAAATGCAGGGGGATTTCCTACAACAAATGTAGTGGACACTTCCACAGGAATGACAATAGGGCAAGTTTTTTTATTACAATTACCGTCTGGCGCGGCAATAGGTTCTCAGATAGCAACAGCATTAACATCTATGGCGCTAACATATATGTCCACAAATCAAATTGGTCCGCCAGTTGCATCACCTTCTCATATAGGACCGTTAATGAAATTATATTCTGGGCCACAACCATCGGGAATGAGTTTCGCAAAAGAGATGGCCGACATATTAGATACGTGGGCAAAAACATGGGTAGTGAGTGGGTTGATTCCAGGCGCACCACCAGTACCATTTTCAGGACCTTTATCATAGAGGAATTATATGGCCGGAATTGCTACAAAATTAATCGAACTAAAAGAAGAGTTAGACAAAAGTCCTAACACTTCTTTGTCTGCGAGAACAGGGATTCTTGAAGGTATTACATTGGCCAGAGAATTTGCCGAAACACGATTAGATGCACTATGTGAGGCATTCACAGGAGGAAAGAATGAATTAGGAGCAGCCATAAATATGTCTCTTGCAACTGTATGTGAATCTTTGGCGGCACAAAGATTAATATGTTATGGCGCCGGGTCCATAAAGGGTTCTACACAAGGTATTCGAAAATTTACATTACCGCCTGCAGGAACAGTAAATGGCCCTATTGGTCTTACAGAACCAAATACTTCTTTTATGGGAATTAAGGCTACTAATATTGAAGAAACATATACTATTAATTTAACTAGTTTGGCTGGAACACAGACACAAGGTAGTAATACATTTAGTACTGATGTTCGGGATTATTATCTAGTCAGGTCAAGAGTAACTGGAGAATTAATAGACATTAATGATAGTATTACTCCATATTCTACACCAGATAATGAAACTTCTTTTGGTAATGTAATTGCTTGGGGAGAAGATGTAACAACCGAAGCGGGAACATGGAATGCCGACTTTGCAAAAGCTAATATTGCTAGTGTATCATTACAAAGTGAGGGATTGTTTAATGAATTAAATACTTTGACATTGCAAGACCATTTGACACAAGGTAGTAATGCCAATTATACTACATTAGGTCCAGCATTCGGTCAGAAGTTATATTTAAAGAGACATACTAGCTATGTGAACTCTTTCACTATCATCGGAACCACCACAGTAAATAGTATAGAAGTAACAGGAATATCAGATACCGATCTCGCAAAAATTAAATTTGGTGATACGATTGGTGGTACAGGAATTCCAGATGATAATGTAACAATTGCAGCAGTACAAACTGCAGATAGTAAAATCCGGCTTAGTAATACAGGAATTGCAACAACAACTGGAACAGTTAATCTTACTGTGAATAGTGTACCATTTGGTTATCAAGAGAATGATATATTTTGTCAAGTAGAAATAGTAGGAGAGGGATTAGTAACAAATTCAGATTGGATGCCGGTTGGTGATGATGCTGGTGATTATAGTGCAGCAGATGCAGGAGCAGATGCTTTATTAAATGCAAATACTTCTCAATTTGTAAGTCTACTTGGTTTCTTTGATCCAGATAATGGAGGTGCTAATGCAACAAATGATTTAACAAAGGGATCAAGAAGTGATTGGATTTCTTCAGGAAAAGAAATAAATGATACCACATATCCTTATATAGAAATAAATCCACTTTTTCCAGCAATAGGTTCCACACGCAAGGCGTATGAGACAGAAGGTACTGGCGCGACACTCAAAATTGTAGGAACACAACCTACTGGATTGGGTGAGAATGATATTCCTGCAGGAAGATATGTTAGAATGGATATGAAAAGGTCGGATAGTACCGGGAACTTACCTGAGTTTAGATATATAACTGACATCGCGGAAAGATTTTATTATGCTCCGCAAGCCAATGGTGCAATTGCACAGATTGGTACAGATTCAACAACAGCTGTTGCAAGTATTACCTTGCCGAGAACTACAGAACCACGAGCAATACTTACTTCAAGAACAGGGTTGACAAAGGTTGTAACAAAAATACGAGCGAATGAAGAATTGGCAGGGAGTGCAAACTCAACAACGAACAGCACACTTCCGGCGGATGATGCAATTCATGCTGATGGGTCTTCCGGAACCCATACACCGCCGGCTTCACCCACAGAAACATCATATTGGTATAGAAAGAGTGGTGGAATAATTCGAAGACACTCAAAAATAACATCTTATACTCAGTCAAATTCAACATATCAAACGGTTTCAAATAGCCTAGGTCCTGTAATAGACTATCCTATTGTATCCAATTATGTAGCAAGAAAACTGACAACCAATGGAACTACAGCCAATACAGATGTTGCATTTATAGCAAGTGTAATAGATTTATTACAAGGAACTACAGCGGGTGGAGCTAAATTTCGTGATCCTGTTATGGAAGGAGCAAGCACTAAACATGTGACTTCGGCTTCAGCGAATGATGCCAATTTTGATACTTATGTTTCCGCGACAGCCGGTGGATCAGGTCCTTGGGATACTGCATTGGCGGATGTAAAACAAGCATTAACTGACTTTTATTGGCTGTCCAAAATAGAGAGTAGAAATAATAATACAGAGGTTGGTGATGATGAGCTTGGAACTCAGGTAAATTTTGATAGTTTCACAGCCGGTGCAAATACTCATGCTGGTCATACAAAATGGATAACATTTTCTACCGCATGTGGTACTTTAGTAACCACTTTGAATGCGAGAATTGCGGAAATAGATGGGCGTATTGGAGTACCAACATATGCATATAGTACTGGGGCTACTGTTCGAGTCTCCGCTTTAACAATTGAGGCTAGTGGTAATGGTTATACTGCGGGAACTTTAACTGGTACTGGTGGAGGACATGATGGTTCATCGGCCGCATTTGCTGGATCGTATACTGTTAATTCAGAAGGGGGGATTAATGGTGTGACCATCACAGCCGGAGGTACTTCATATACATCTGCGCCCACAATAGTAATAAGTAATGCAGGCGATGGTGATGCAGTTATTACAGCTGAAATAGATGGTTCTGCTGCTGTAGCGAATGAACCCGCAAGAGTTTATGTATCTACAATACCATCATCGAATACTACAGGCGGCCAAGTTCCGTATGGTAGGTCGCTTTATAATAATATAAATCTCTTATTAGGAAAAGATATTGATTTAATGGGCAAAATCATAAAAGATATTAGTAGTTTATCTAGTTTGGTAGATTTAGTAAAAACAGCTAGAAACAAATATGAAATTTTTAATGGAAGAGATAAGGAGTATAGCTAATGGCTGAAGAAAATAATTGGAAAGAAGCAGAACTACGAAGAGATGATATTAAGAAATTATTAGAAAATACTAAACAACTTGCTGAAATGTATTCGGAAATCATAGGAATAAAAAAAGCAGGATGGGAAAATGTATTAAGAGCAAGAGAGAAGAGAGCCGAAAAGGAAAAACGAAATGGCTGAATTTAGCGCACTATTAACGGCGAAAGCCGAATGGAAACCTCATCAAATTGCGAAGGCGGGGGATCTCGCCACGTTAGCATCAGCTGCTACTGCTCTTGCAGAAACTGTTAAAAGTACTCTTTCTCTTGCAAGTGCAGGAATGGAAGTGGTCAAACTTTTAGCTACTCTTCAAAATATCAATCCTCTTTTAATGGCATTGGAAGCGTTAGCAGATGAAGTACTTAAACAAATCCAAGATTTAAAAGAGGCCGGGTATTGGTACTTATATGTTGATCCTTATTATGAAGGAAATGTAACGCCAACACAAAAATATAATTATGGTTTTGAACAATTAAGAAATAAGGCCGGAAAACGAATATGGGAAATTAATGATGGTTCGGGAAATTGGTCAGATACTACAGATATTCCTACACTAGCACAGATTAATGAAGAAAAAGCAAAACCACATTACACTTCTCCTAGAAAACTAATTCCTGCTGGATTTGATAGAGATAATCCTCTACAAGATCCTCTTAGGTCTTCAGTTGACGGGGGAGTAAGTAAGTTCCCCACATTTACAACAAAAGAAGTAATTAATGAATTTGTAAAAGCATTTGATGATGAGGGGGATGTTCCCAGATATAAATTACTGGGAGAAGTTTCTGCTGCACCGAAAGCAGGAGAAGTAGTATATGATGATGATGGAAATGCTTTTACGGGATGGGACCCTAAGGTAGATTTTGGATTAGAATTATTCGATATGGGTCAAGCTAGCGAAGATGGTTCAATTGTTAAAAATTATGTGGCAGCAAGGAAGGCTCTTAATTCTAAACAAACTGTGGGTAAACCTAGTATTCTAGGAAATACAGAATTTGATGGTGGTTCTGGGGCAATAGCAATAATAATTGGCTCTGGAGATTTTCAATCATTTTATGATGTCTTTAATCAGTTCTCTAAAATGTTTTCTGATATTCCTGAATTTGCATCGGATACAGGTAAAAATTTATTAGATGCATTAACAGAGATTGTTACTCCAAATAAGGTAACAGTTAAATTAACTCAAGTTGATACTAAGTATCAATCGTTTATAGTTGGTGATGTTATAGGAGGAAAAATATATAATAGTATCGGGGAAATCACAGAGATCGTTGAGGGTTCTGTAGTTCCTACAATTATGGTAGGAAGAAAAGCGGTAGCAAAAACAGATGATGCGGGAAATATAACCTCTGTTATGACAGATTTTAATATGAATGAAATTGAAAGATGGATTGATATGGAAGTCATAGTAAATCCAATTAGAAATCTTGACGGATTAAACCCCTGGATAACTGGTGATATGGTTGTGGAGATGGAAGAAAGAGGCGAGTCGGGCAATCCTGAAATTCAAGATGATGTATTTCCTAATTATGTTTTCAAGGGTCAAGACACTACAGAATTACCTAAAGCTAGTAGAATATATCCAAAGGTGGCAATAGTTGCAATGGAAAAATTGATGGTTCTTCCAGATTCAACACCGCCCGATTTTGGGGGGATTAAAATTAAAGATATTGTTCCTGGCTGGGGTGAATTTTTTCAAATATTAGAAAATTTTGTATTACAATTAAAAGGAATGATTTCAGATTCAACTGCTTTTATTCAAGACATGATAGACATGATTAAACAGGTTGAAGCATTTTTGGAATATATGATTAAACTTATTGATGAATTTTTAAAATTCTTTCAAATAACATTACCATCACAAGGTGTATATGCCCTTTACATTCCAAATCAAAGCGGGGGTAATGAAGGAATACAGTCGGAATTAAAAAACGCGACAGGAATTCCAGATTTGGGATATGCAGCAGGACTATTATTTGTCGGTACAGAGGGGGATAAACTTATTGCTGGAAGGGGTAGTAAAAACCCAATAGATTTATTAGCACTGGTATTAGGATTACTTTAATTTAACTAAATATTAAGAGCAAGATATGGCTACTACATACGGAAAAGATTACGTTGATTTTGACATGGATTTTACAAAACATCCATCTCATGGAGATTTATCTACTGTCAAAAAATCAACAGCTATTAGTAGGTCTATAAAAAACCTATTAAGTACAAATGCAAATGAAAGATTATTTCAACCAACAGTAGATAGTGGTATTGGAATTCTTTTATTTGAGAATTTCAGTAAGCTTACATCTTCTAGGTTAGAAAAGACAATTAAATATACTATAGAAAAATATGAACCTAGAGCAAAAATAGCGAATATAACTGTAAAAGCTAAAGAAGATGAAAACGCATATGAAATAATTATAGTTTATTTACCAGATAATGATATACAAGAAACGACACTAGAAGTCTATTTACAAAGGACATAACACATGGCAAGTTCAGAGGGAAAACTTAATATATCAGAATTAGACTTCGCGAAAATTAAAGAAAATCTCACAGGATTTTTAACAAGTCAAACTGATTTTGTAGGATATAATTTTAAAGGATCTTCTTTTGATGTTCTTCTTGACATAATGGCATATAATACTCATTATAATTCATATTATGCAAATATGGTTGCTAATGAGATGTTTCTAGATTCAGCTTCTCTTAGAAATTCTGTT